TCCCTGTCTCTGATGGGACGACCAAAATTCAATTGGAAGCCAAGGAAGGTTAAAGAATTTATATCCTGAGACTGCCGCGATTTTTCCATATTCAACTCCATGCCGATTGAGCGCATTAATCGCTGTCCAGCTACAAGGTCAAGTTCTCCATCCAAAGCCATAATGGAGTCATCACCAAAGACCTTTATCCTTGCGCCGACTTGTTGCTTTCGGCACATCCAGGAGAGAAGAATATAATTACAAATACTACCAATGAGCTGAGTGAAATAGCTTCCACTGGCAATACCAACAGTCTTAAGATACCTTTCACCAGAGCAAAGGCGCACAAAGGTATGCACGAAATAGTTGACAATTTTCCGATACATAACCGTCATGCGTGACGCTTCCGCGACACCATATTCCCGATAGTTAAGGAAATCAATATTTAAAGCCAAAATGTCAAAAGCCTTTCGGATGAGCCATCCTGGAGTTAGCTTATCAAAACTTTTGAAATCCAAGGCAGCATAATGCGTACCCTGTACATCATTTAAAAGCTTACGAACGCCACCAGTGGCGGTGTCATAGCCATAGGCCATAGGTGTAGCATGTTCACGATAAGCGTCAATAAGTGGAGTGGCGAAAACCGCTTCTCCCATCAACATTGTCATGGGGTATCCCCAAACCGCGCGAACCTTGGTCTCGCCTTCTTTCACTAGGTGAGATCTAGCGAATGCACAACAATCAGGAGTGCGGACGTTGCGACCATATTTCACCTGATGCCAAAAGTAACGGATGGAATTTTGGGCTCTCAAAGAGTCCCTGACTTGACCTTTGGTTTTGTAACCATAGGTAGTCCAAGGCAAACCGGGAGAAGACGACCATATAGGTAAATCTAAATTAAAAACGTCATTGAGATGGACCATCTTGACCGGTTCTGGTAGCCTAAAAGCGTTAGAGGCGTCTGCAATAGCCTCAGTTAAATGTGGATCATCAGGAGCTGAAGAATAGTTGGCAAACTTCAGTAGGTCATCGCGTATCAGCGATAAAGACACAGGGCTGCGGGTAAGTT